AAGGTTTTACATCTACACATTCCTTGAGATTGAAGACGACCCAATTACCAAGGGCGAGTTGGCTCCCTACATCCTGATGATTGACGAACTTGAAAGCAAAGTTCTTGGGTTGTACCGTAACTGGGAAGAGGGTGACGACACAATGACCAAGTTAGATTGGCTCATTGAGTTTAAATTTATCCCTTGGAGGGGTGCATACGCTATTGGGCTACCCCAACTCATTGGAGGTCTCACAGCCGCCTTGACGGGTGCTCTACGCGCCTTGCTGGACACTGCGCACATCAACAACTCAGCAACGATGCTGAAGTTGAAAGGTGCAAAGGTTTCTGGTCAATCACAGAACATTGAGGTGACTCAGGTGACGGAGATCGAAGCAGGGCCGGGCGTCAACGACATCCGCCAAATCGCTATGCCCATGCCGTTCAATGCACCATCTCCCGTTCTATTCCAATTGCTTGGTTGGCTTACTACTGCCGCCAAAGGCGTGGTCACCACTGCTGAGGAAAAGATTGGTGATGTATCTGCCAATACTCCTGTGGGAACTACGCAGGCTTTGATTGAGCAAGGTGCGGCGGTGTTCTCCGCTATTCACGCACGTTTGCATGAGAGCCAGCGCAGAGTGTTAGGTGTGCTTGGTCGCATCAACCGCTGGTACTTGGACGATATGCGAAGAGGTGACGACGTTGCTGAGTTACCTATTAGCCGTGAAGACTTTAAAAAAAACAGCGACATTGTTCCTGTTTCTGATCCGCACATTTTCTCTGAAACTCAGCGCATGGCGCAGATGCAAGCGGTGCTTCAGATGTCGGCGGCAAATCCGGGGATGTTTGACCAAAAAGCCGTGTTGAGCCGAATGCTTAAGCAGTTGAAGGTTCCTGACATTCAAGAGTTACTACCTAACGCTACTAAGCCGATGGAGCACAACGCCGCTGACGAGAACGCCGCAATGTCTTTAGGCAAATCGTCGTTTGCATACCCTAACCAAGATCACTTAGCGCACATCCAAGTTCACCTAACTTTTGGTCTTGATCCAATGCTGGGTTCTAACAACTTGATTGCACCGAAGTTTATTCCACAGGCTTTGGAGCACATCAAGCAACACATGATGCTGTGGTACACAAGTCAGATGAGTGCTTATGTGACTGCTGGTACGGACTTGAAGCTAGGCCCTTACGAGGACAGCAAGCTGGCTCCCGACATTGATCGCGCTATGGCTATTGCATCTGATCACGTCAAATTGGATACCGCTGAGGTTTTCAAAGGCGTGCTACCAGCCCTTCAGCAGTTGGGTCAAGTCATGCAACAGTTCAAGCCACCAGCACCTCCTATGGAAGGCGAAGCACAAGCTGTGTTGCAGGCTTCTATGGCAGAGACACAACGACGCACTGCACGCGACCAAGCGGACATGGCGCAGAAGGCAAAAGAATTGCAAGCGAAGATCGCTATGAACGCCGAAGACAACCTGACGAAAGAACGGATGATGACGGCAGACCTCACGGTCGAAGAGATCAAATTGCAAAGGGAGCAGGAAGAGACAGCACTCAAACTGCAAAATGTTACACAACGCAACTTAGGAGATTGAAATGGCTACTACTGACAAAGAGCAACAAAGCGAACAAGTCAAGCAACACACCCGCATGGCGGCTGGCGCTTGGGTTACAGGCGACACATTAAAAGAGAAGGGTACAGCGACACTACCAAAAGCTAACAGCGACCACGGGAATTTCTCCCAAAACAAGGGCGTGGACAAGAGCAACGCATGAGGTACATATCCGACTTTATCGGTGCTGTAGAAGCGCGTAAAGCTGAGATTGCTAAGTCGGTTATTGCGGGAAACTGCATCAACTACGAGGCATATCAAAGGCTAGTCGGTACCAATGCGGGTCTTGAAGAAGCCCTTGACATCCTAAACAACCTTTTAAAGGAAGAAGAAGACGATGACAGATAGCACGGTAGCGGGTAATGCCGCTGATTTGCAGGATGCTTTTCCTGCTGTAGACCCCGGAGCACTGCCCCTTGGCGCACGAGTATTAGTTCAGTTACGAATCGCCAAGAAACGAATGACAGAATCGGGGATTATCTTGCCTGAAGAAACCCGCGATACCGAGAGGGCGCAAAACCCAGTCGGTAAAGTGGTGGCTATCGGCCCATTAGCGTTCAAGAAGCGCGACACAATGGAGGCGTGGCCTGAAGGCTCGTGGTGCAGTGTGGGTGATTACCTGCGCGTACCCAAATGGACTGGCGACCGCTGGTTTGTTCCACATAACAACGAAGAAAACGTCGAGTTTATGGTGCTGAACGACCACGAAGTGATCGCCAAAATCACTGGTAACCCCCTTGAAGTGAAGGCATTCGTATGAGTACCGAGCAACAAAATGCTGAAAAGCAAGAAGTCATCACGATTCAGGAAGAAGTCGACGGTTCAGCAACAATTGAACTGCCAGATAGCATCCCATCCCCTGATGAACAGCCAGATGCAGGTCACGAAGACTCTGATGAAGCTGATGAACGAGCCAGACGTGCTGAATTAGCCGCTGGTGGTGAGGTAGACGCCGATGCGGAGGCTCTGCGAGAGCAGAAACGTCAGAAACGACGCTCACGCAAGGAGTACCACCGCAACGTCGAGCAAGAAAAAAACGTCAAAATCCAACATTTGGAGCGCGTTAATCAAGAAATGCTCGAGCGAATGGCGGTTTTGGAGAAAAAGTCGCATGGAAGTGAGTTAGCACGCCTTAATAAGGCGATTGAAGACCAACACAATCGCATTTTGTTTGCAAAGCAGAAGATTTCAGAGGCAACAGCCACTGGAAACGGTGATTTGCTGACTAATGCGCAGGAAATGTGGTTTGAAGCACGACGCAACGCTGAGGCTCTTGAAAACATCAAGAAAAAAGCCACGGCACCACGTCGTCAACGCACTATTCAAGCACCTGATCCAACCGTACAGAACTTTGCAAACCAATGGATGTCAAACAATCAGTGGTATGACCCCAAAGGCAAGGATTCCGACTCAAAAATCGCTTTGACGATTGATGCGGCACTTGCTGAAGACGGTTATTCACCCCAAACTGCGGAATTTTGGGAAGAACTTGACAACCGCTTGCAAAAGTACCTACCTCACCGTTATACTGATAACGCAAACGAGAGAACAACACAACGGAGACCCCGTAATGTAGTGACGAGTTCGGGACGCGAAGCGGCGTCGAGTAGTGGTGGTAGAAATACTTTTACTCTGAACCCAGATCAGGTCAGAGCCATGAAAGATGCGGGTATGTGGGACGATCCCGACAAGAGAGCGCGAATGGTCGCGAGGTATGCTAAAGAAGCACGTCAAAACAACGGTTATAGGAGTTGAAAATGGATTCTCGTTTAAAGAAAAATTTGTCTGCTGGTGGACGCGAAAGTCGCGCGAGTCTTGACCAAAGTCGAGAGGCACCCGAAGACCAGTTCGTATCATCTGATGAGCGTCGCAAGATGTGGAAAGATGAGTGGACACAAAGCGCGTTGCCCAATGTCCCTGAAGTTAAGGGATGGCATCATTGCTGGTTATCGTCAACCAATGCGTATGACAGCATTGACAAGAGGATCAGATTAGGTTATGTACCCGTGAAAGCGGACGAGATGACTGGGTTTGATAACTATCGAGTCAAGTCTGGAGAACAAACTGGTTATATCGCGTGTAATGAGATGATCTTGTACAAAATTCCTATGGACTTGTATCAAGATGTTATGGCTCATTTTCACCATGATGCACCGCTTGAGGAAGCGAACAAGATTCGACTGCAAGCAGAGCAACAAGTGGGACGCGATAGCCGAGGTAGACCCTTGGGACAGATTGAAGGCGATGGTATGGACAACATTGATAAACCGATACCTGCTCCGCATTTTGCTGGGTAGGAATGTTTTAACAAACAAGGAGTAAGACTATGTCTTCAACATCTGCTCCGTTCGGTATGCGCCCATCGTTCCATCCTTCTGGTTTGGATCGCGCTGTCGCATTACCCAACGGTATCGCCTCTGCCTACGGAACTGGCATTTTAAAAGGTCAACCCGTAGCACTTAACACCAGCGGTAACATTATTGCCGCTACTGCTGGTAGCGCCTATCAAGGTGCTTTTGCTGGTCACGAGTACACCGACCTAACTGGTCGTCGTCTTGTCAGCAACCAATGGATTGCAAGCACTGCATACCAAACTGGTTCTGAAGTAACCTACTACTATTCTGACCCGAACATCGTTTACGACATTCAGGCTAATGGTAGTTTGGCTCAAACCTCCATTGGAGATCAAGCAGACTTTGCAAGCATTACCGCTGGTTCTACAACCACTGGTTTGTCGCAATGCATGATTTCTACCTCGTTGGCAGGTTCTAGTGCTGTTGGTGATATGCGTATCATCGGACTCACGCCTGCTGTTGACAATGCTTGGGGCGATGCTTACACAGTAGTGCAAGTACAAGTCTCTCGTAGTCAATTTGTTGCAACCATTAACGCCATCTAAGGAGTCCAATCATGGCCGCACCAATGCGCAGTACGGACTTTAGAAGTATTGTTGAACCTATCCTCAACGAATGCTTCGATGGAGTCTATGACCAACGTACCGATGAATGGTCACGGGTTTTCCGTGAGCAAGAAGGTATTCCCCGTAACTACCACGAAGAACCAGTCCTTTATGGATTTGGTGCCGCACCTCAACTTCCTGATGGAACACCTGTGTCCTATCAGCAAGGTGGTGTTCTCTTCTTGCAACGCTATGTGTACAACGTGTATGGTTTAGCCTTCGCGTTGACCAAAGTGTTGGTTGAAGATGGCGACCATATCCGTATTGGTCAGGTTTATGCACGTCACTTGGCACAGTCTTTGATTGAAACCAAAGAAACTTTGTCAGCAAACGTGTTGAATCGTGCGTTTAACTCGAGCTACCCCGGCGGTGACGGCGTGTCTCTGAGTAATTCAGCGCACCCCATTGTGAATGGCACATTTAGCAACTTGCTGACTACTGCCGCTAACTTGTCTCAGACTTCTCTTGAGCAGATGTTGATCCAAATCCGTCAAGCGGTGGACAACAATGGTAAGAAGATTCGTTTGGTTCCACGTCAACTGATTGTGGCACCGGGCAACGTCTTCCAAGCTGAAGTTCTGTTGAAGTCTGTCCTGCGCTCAGGTACTGGCAACAACGACATTAACCCTGTTAAGTCTATCGGTCTTTTGGACGAAGGCGCGGCGGTGTTGTCACGTTTGACCAGTGCTACAGCATTCTGGGTACAGACTGATGCTCCTGAAGGCATGAAGTTGCTGATGCGTCGCAAACTCGAGAAAACTATGGAAGGTGATTTCGAGACCGACTCTATGCGCTACAAAGCTACAGAGCGTTACCAAGTGGGCTTCACTGATCCACGCGCCGTGTACGGCACGCCCGGCGTCTAACCCACGCCACGAGGGGGTTGGGATAACACCTAACCCCTTTTTTTTAATGTTTGGTCAAACTTTTCAAGGAGCAGACCATGCCCCAGTTTTCAGATGATCTTTTTCTAGGTTCCGCTATCACCTATCAAGGTGGGGATACCTATCCTGCTGTTGCGACCTTTACTGGTTCAATTTCTACCACTACACTTACAGTCACCGCGATGCTTTCTGGTGACAATATTACTGTTGGTATGTTTATTGACAGTTCAACGTCACTCACCAATGGCACCTACATTACCGCTTTTGGTACAGGTACAGGCGGTACAGGTACTTACACAGTAAGTGCTTCACAAACTGTAGCAAGCGCCACCATCATTGGTTCTGGTAATGCTTTGTTGCAAAACCCATCCACAATGACCACAGGCGTTGGCCCCTTGGGTCGACTCTATATTTGGGACGCTGTACCACAAGCAAAACTAACAACCAACATTGTTGCCGCTGTTATCACAACTGCTACCACGCTCACGCTTGCCGCAGGTGCAGGTGTGACATCCGCAACCATAACTGGTGGTGGTACAGGTCTGCAACTTGACTGCCCTCGTGCTGTGTCTACAACCACTGGTGCTGGTTCTCCAACTTCTGTCAACATTACTGTTTCTGGTTACGACTACTACGGTCAAGCCATGAGCGAGGTAATTGCAACAGGAACAGTGGCGTCAACAACTGTTAATGGTAAAAAAGCCTTTTACCAAATTTCCAGTGTTGTTTCTTCTGGCGCAAGCGTGGTAACCGTTGCAGTAGGTACAACCGACATCTTAGGTGCGCCACTGCGCATCACTGATCGTGGTTACGTCACCCGCGCTGGCTGGGACAATACTTTGGCTGAAGATGCTGGCACCCTGACTGTTGCCGCTACCGCTACAGCGACTACCACAACTGGAGATGTGCGCGGAACGTACACCCCTTCTTCGGCGGCAGACGGTATCAAGCGCCTTGTGATGGGAATAGCCCTGCCAGCGATTGCGGCAGGCCCGAATGCAACCCGTGTTGGCGCGTTTGGCGTCACACAAGCATAAGGAGAGCAACATGGGACAATTTAAACCAATGGTCAAAATGGAGACCACAGAACCCTCAGTAGAGTTAAAACTCGCTAAGGGTGGCTCAGTCAAGATGAAAAAAGGCGGTAGCACTACCAAAGCCAAGAAGATGGCTATGGGTGGTGGCGCTATGGACATGATGTCAGGAACACCCGCTTTGGTGGGTCGTCCTGCTGTGAATGCTCCAGTGCGCACGCCGGGCAAGCCCTCCATGATGGCTCGTCGCAAGGCAATGATGGCAAAACCTGCTATGACACCGTCTAGCCCAACAATGCCCACCATGAAAAAAGGTGGCAAGGCTGAAGGCGGCGACACTGCTCAAGACAAAGCCATGATCAAGAAAGCCTTTAAACAGCACGATATGCAAGAGCATAAAGGCGGCAAAGGCACTAACTTGAAGCTGAAAAAGGGCGGCAAGATGGCTACTGGCGGTGTAACGGACGGTCAAGGTGGTTACAAAACTGGTGGTGTTGTCCTTGGTAACGGCGGTGGCTACAAAGACGGCGGTATGCCCATGAAAGACGGTAAACCTGCTTTTATCGGCGACGGCAAAGGCATGAAAAAAGGCGGCATGGCTACAGGCGGAGTTGTTCTAGGCAATGGCGGCGGCTACAAAATGGGAGGGAAAGCCTCAAAAAAAGCCTACGCGACGGGGGGAACTGTTAATTCAGGTCGCGCCGTCGCAATGCCGCAAGGCAATAAACCAGCTTCTGCACCAGTAGCAATTAGCCGCTTGTCAGGAACTTACAAGTCTGGTGGCAAAGTTGCCCCAAACAACAAATCCTTGCAAGCAATTAACAATGCTGAGTACGCTCCTACTATGCGTGCCGCTAAAACGGATAGCAACCTGAAATATGGTTCTCTAAAGCGGATGAAAGAGGGCGGCACTACGGATATGTCTAAGGGTGCATACGATAAAACTGGAAAGTACAACCGTGAACTTGAGGATGCAATGAATCCTCTGAGCATGATGAAAGAACTTGCTGGTAAAGCAAAAGATTACTTCATGCCAAAAGGTTCTGAGAGTGTGACCAAGACTAAAGAGTCTGTAACGGTTTCACCTGCAAGCAAGAAACGCGGTGGTATGGTTT